GGATCTGTTGGTATTTATCATTTGGATCATCTAGATATTTTTTCTCGGTAGCAATATCATTACGAATAACTGAGGTTTTACCGATACCTGCATCATAACAACCATAATCAACACCATCTCCGAATTCTGGAACCATCGTACCGTCAGTACGATAGAACTCTCCTACTTCTGTTGAAGCAGCACTAACTTTTGAAAAGTAGAGCATGTCATCAGCATCTCTACGCAAAGCATACACGAAAAAACCAGACGATTCGGACGGTTCAAAAGTACCCGAAATTGAATTACTTAAGGTTAGTGCCATTGTTAACTTGCCCTGTTGTTAAAGATCTTCCAAAGAGTACCATTCCAAATAAAGGTCACCGACGCACCAGAAACGTCCATAATAAAAGGCGATGAAGCTTTCACCAAATGTCCATTCTCAAAATCATAACTTGATACAACATTAATTGGGTTAATACTCAAAAAATTAGAAAAATCCTCAACCCATACCCAGTCACCAACCGCACGAGGGGTAGGCATGGTAAGGTTGAACCCGCTAGGGGTATTCTGGGAGTCAACTGTATACTTTTGGTTCGTACCAACAGTAAAGTTTCCAGACACGAAAGTCCATCTTGCTTTTGCAAGTTCAAATCCGCCAGGAGTTGATCCATCGTGAACAACAGCAGTGTTCTTATCAGTATCTACCGTTATCTCTGCAAGAGCTCCAGTAAAGTTGAAGTGTTCAGCTGTCGTACCTTTTCTAAATTGAACCTGCTTTGTCATGCGTCAGATGTCAAATAGTTATGCTTCTCATCTTATTTATACATTAGATAATAACAACGTAGATCCTACCTTCCTCGAATACCAGATATTCGGTAGGAGCAACACCATAAGATTGAATTCTACCAACTCCAACGTAGGTTGCTCTACCATAAGACTCCTGAACGCTGGCAAGTTTTTTGAAGGATCCTGATCCGTAAACTGGAGCCCAAGCTCTCTTCTCTCGACTTCCTCCAGAAACATTGTATAGAACTGCCTTCCCGATACCAATCGAAGGAGTGTAATCGACAAATGGATGTACGAGAGGAGTATTGGAGAATGTAAATCCACCCGATGTGCCAGGATCTTTGTCGTCTCCGTAGTATCCGTAAACTTGATTGAGAGCTTCGTCTGCATCTCCAGAAATTGTTGCAACACCAGATGCAGTAGGAGAGTATAACCAATGAAGCTTCGTAATTGCAGAAGCGCCCTTGAGATCGAAGAGAACTGTTCCTTCGCCCGCCTGACTTGCAAATCTTGGAATCGCAGTTCCAGAAACTGTAAATGTACCAACTCCAACTTCTCTCGGAGTTGTAACTGTTTCTGCAGATCCAAAGAATGTTGAGAATCCACCACCAGTTGCTGCTGGAGTGAAGTCGATAAGTGGGTGAGCAAGTACCCCAGCGAATGTAAGAGAACCAGATGTAACAAAGTCTTGATAAACTGCGATCTCTCTGGTTTCTGCAGAACCACTGATTGTAGAAAGAACGGAGCTTGCAAATCCCTGATACGGAACTGCCTCTGCACCAGAACCAAATCCGAATAGAGAACCAGATCCATATGCAGATAGTCTGACACCCGTAATAGGATTGATATCTCCTCTGAGAGTAATCGTTCCAGATCCAACAGGCTCGAATCTGCGTTGAGCGAGACCTGTACCAGAAAGAGTAACCGTTGCTGTATTTTCTGGAGTATTCGCAACGAAACTCTCCTCTGCAGTTCCATTGAATATAGATGTTCCTGCAACAAGTTCTGCCGCTGCAACGTTCTCTGAGGATCCACCAATGGAATATAGAGATCCAGTTCCAACTTCTGTAAATGTTGTTGCCTCGTCTGTTGCACCACCATTGTAAGTATATGCTCCAGTACCATCTGTTTCGTAGATCTTGGTGATCTTCTCCAGAGTGTAGATGCCACCTTCCTGACGGATAGTAAGTTGACCTGATGTGCCTGGATCTCTGTCGTTTCCGTAGTATCCAAATACATTGATCTCCCGACTCTGAGCACCGCCCGTAAAGTCGAACATGAGAGACCCGTAACCATATTCGGTTGCAGGTATAAAGCGTTCTTTTGCACCAAATTCGACCCCTTCGAGATCTCCTTTCTCGTCTGGGCCTCCAACACCGTTTCCAGCAGTACCAATACCCAGAATGTAGATAACACCATGAGTACTGATAGGAGCGTTGGTTCTGGAGATCGAACGACCATCGATCTTGATAACTTCTCTTGTATGGCCATTGAATCCATCGAGAGCAGATTGACCGCCTGGATAGCTCGGAACAAAGCTGGCAGTTGTGATACCAGTAATTCTGTCCGTACCACCACCTGGCTTGAGAGTAAATCCAGTTTCGATACCGATGTTTCTGTCGATACCATAATGAGGTGTGAAGTCGATATCTGGGTGAGTAAGTTCTCCAGATAGACGTTGAACTGCCTTTGTTGTCTCGCAAGCGAAGGAGAGTTTCTCGAATATCGAAAGATCTCTTCTGAATATATGAAGATATGTTCCTTCTGGAGGATCTCCACTCCATTTCTCGGTAGAACCACCTGTGATGGTTGTAATACCACTTGAAGGGGGCATGATGACCCTTCTGTAAGTAGTAAACCCGACTGCCTGAGTCTGAGTAAGTGCAATACTTCCAGAACCAACAAAGTCTCTTGTATAACTCTCTCCACTGATTCCGTCAATTTCATAAAGGACGGTGTTATCAGGAGTCTGATATATGACCCTTTCAGGAGCACTAGTACCAACAAAGTCAAATAGGGTTGTTGTGCTACTTGCAACAGCAACACGTTCAATACCACCACCCCAGATAGTGAAGTCATCAGCATTTGGATTAATGCGATTCCAAGAAGGAATCCACATTGTCTTAGCCTTAGGAACAGGCTGAGGATAGTAAACGGATCCGAATGGATACCTATTTGCGGTTGGCGACTCTTCGTTAACCCATCCGTGGTCATCGTAACCGTGATTGATATCCTGTTGAACGAATCCAGTGTTGGATGGATATAATATTTGACCATAATCAGGTCCACCAGCAGAACTGATTCCAAGATTACCCCAATCAGATGAGATGGTAGTATCAGCAAAGGTGATATCGTACTGATCAGTCTTATCGAAGGATGGTAGGATAGTAACACCACCAGATCCTTGGTCGTATGTTAGACCTCCACTAGCGAATGTGATATCTTGATCGAAGGTATCACCTTCATCATCATATGTCTCAGTACCAGAGGCCTGACCAAGAGCATTAAGACTAAATCCGTAACTTGGTTCAGAAGCAAGAATTCCCCAATCCTCATCTGTCTGACCAATGAAGATAGAACTCTCATTATAACTGTCAACATTGGAGACCTTAATGGCTCCACCACGAACATTAATGTCTCCACCGAACTCAAGTTCTGGAGTATCAACAACTCGTGCATATGTCTGACCAGGCTCTCTTCCTGTCCTAAGAGTAATCTCAATTGTATTATCAATATGAGGACTGAAGGTTTGACCAGCAGTACCGCCAAGATATGAGTAATCCCCTTGTAAGTATGACTTGACACTGGATTCTGAAGATCCACCAAGAGTAAAGAGTGAACCACTTCCTTCAGGAATCCAAGGAGTAATAGATTCAGCACCACCACCTTGGAAGGTAAACTGACCTTCTTCACCGAATACTGTATGTTGTGGAGCCTGTGATAACCAGAGTTCTCCAGATATGAATATACCAGCATTGTGTGTAGCAATACCAGATTTTCCAGAAGACTCGTAAGCAATTGCAGCTGCAACATCTGGATCCTCTGAAAGGAGTAATGTTGCGGTCTCTGTAAGAGCATTCGTTTGTATTGTCCAAGAAGAATCCCCTGTAGAGAAGGAATCGAGGTTTGGATAATGTTGACCTCCAAGTTGAGCCCAGTTGAAGTCTGGAAGCAGGAATCCCCAGTTCTCTGCAACCTTCGGAATAGTCTCGTCGTTTGTGACGATAACATTCCAATCTTCTGAAGGTTGAGTTGGAGTCGCAACAATTGAACCCCAATCGAGTTCTGCTGTCTTGAGATCGCCTTTTGGTGACTTCCAATGTGGAGTGTAAACAGGTATACCCTGTCGCATACCTCCAATAATATCGAAGAGATTGATGTTGCCATCTGCCTTAGCAGTACTGACCTTGGTTGCACCACCACTAACGTCGAAGAGTACTGTACCTGACTTATCACCACTACCCGTAACAATAGCAACACCAGATACAGATCCAGTAAGTCTAATGAGTGCTTTGTTATCTGGTGTTTGTGCAACAATAGCTTCTGCACCTGTACCAGAAATGCCGTACAGTACAGTACTTGCAGGAGTTGAAGGAACGAATTTCTCTTCTGCAGATCCACTGATTTCTGCCTTACCTTCAAGTCCGAAGATGGTACTTTGTGGAGCCTGACTAAACCAGTTGGTTCCAGATGCAGTAATAGTACCAGAACCAGTGTAACATGGAGTGGTTCTACTAACTGACTCAGCAAGTTTGAATATACTACCAGAACCAGTGTAATGGAATGGTCTAGATTCTGAAGCACTAATCCCCCAAGCCTGATACTCATGTAGAGATATCTGACCACCAAATTTCCTTTCTATTACACCACGATCTTCTTCAGAAGTATGTGATGCAGTTATACTGCCATAATCTGCATATGTTAACTGGTCAACATCACTGAATGACCTTTCCTTCGCATTTGTATCTACAACAGTATCATCAAACGTGACAGTCTGATCATCGAAGGAAGAACCTTCTCTGACTGTTACTACGCCATTATCCTCGGAATCCCAAACATCGTAGGGATCACGAGAGTATTCATATACTACTCTCTCTAGTTGATATCCTCTTCTTGCTCCGCCTTTAATCTTGGCGGCATTCTTAATAGTTGGTAAATATGCGTCTTGGTATGGAGTTGACGTACCACCACTAAAGGTTCCAGTACCACTACCTGCATATGGATAAACTTGATCTAGATCCGTTGTAGCAGTTTGACTTAGCTGCGCTACAACACCTGAACCTGTATACTTTGCTCTACCGAATGATTCATTAGCTACACCAGTGGTGTAGAAGATGACTGGCCCAGCCGCTCCGAGATCTGGTATAACCAGTCTCTCCAGTCCGTGGCCTATCTCAAATATAGTACCTGAACCAATCCAAGGTCTAACAGGATTGGTGAGTGCCGCAGCACCTACATCGTACAGTACAGTGTTATCTGCTGGGAATATAACCTGAGATCTGGATCTACCAAACTCATCTCTTCCATCTACTACATTTATTGGGCCGAATGGTACTATATCGGCATCGTATATTATCCGTCCCCACTCATCTACATTGAAATAATTTGCATCTCTTTCAATTATAGCAGTCTGATTTATATCGCCATAGTCAGTTATCGTCGCATGACCTACGGTAATTAAACCTGCGTCCTCTGCAACAAATTCATCGATCTTCGTATTGTCGTAGACAAATACGGTCAAACCTTACCCCCGATAATTAAAAAGGGGCCCACTTTGATATAAAGTAGACCCCACATATTGATATTTAGCGTTTCTATTAATCGAGTGCCACGTTCAGAGTGATCTTAATTTGGTCACCGTTGTTCTGAATGTTGTAAGGACCATTTGTGAATCTCTCAGCGTACATTATACTTGAGTATAGTGTAGCAGTATTCAGTCCGAGTACACCGTTAGATGTAGCAGTCATTGATGGAGTTGTTACAAACTCATCTGCGTTAGGTACATCGAAGATTGTGTAAACATTAGACTCAAGAGTCGTGTTACCTGCACCAGCGTTAACATAAAGGATGTCTCCAGCCTTAAGTCCGTGGTTAGTAATAGAGATCTTACCGAAACTGAATGTAACCGATGGGTCAGTAGCAACCTGAATGTTGTCTACCAATGACTTATCGAGGTAAATTGTCCGTAAACTTCGGTCAATTCCGATTATTCGAGTTCCTGTTGCAACCCCAGCGTTACCTGCAACGTACTGACCAAGTGTTAGATCATCGATGCTAACCTGTGGGTCAATGGTGAGGTAAGAGTTACCAACAATACCGATACATGGGTCAGTATTATTTCCTTTAGTGACGGTAGTTCCGATTCCAACGCTTGCACTGTGAACAACACCCTGTACGGCAACAGGCATATTGTTTGCACGAGTAACGTAATATCCGTAGATGTTACCTGCAGGTCCAGTGAAGGTGAAAGTCTGTTCTGGGTATGTAGCAGTTGTACCACTACCAACGTTCTTAATAACCCATCTTGATCCATTCAACAGTATTCCGTACTGCTGGTTGTAATCTTGGTCTCCTCTGTTGTTTACACAGACTGGATAACCAGTATTTGCGGTTGTACCATAACCATTTACGTTACCATCAATATATGGTTCAAAGTATGCTGTAGCAGTTGGTACATCTCCCTCTGCAGGAGTTGTGTTACTTGTAAAGAGTTTCAGTACAAGGTTGCGTGGTGAGTTATCTTCTAGATCTGCAACAAAGTTATTCTGTGCGATAAGATAACGCAGCGACTCAATTTCACCAATATTAGGAACGAGTAATGCCATTGAAAACTACCTCTGAAGGGGTTAGAACGTTAAGAACTATACTTATTTATAATTTTAATTTTAGAGAGATCAGCAATCTCCTAATGTCAGTGACGCTGATCACACTAAAATTGAGAATATCACCAGCCACAATAGTGGTCGTCCAATTATTTAGGACATCATCAAAGTATTTATTAGTATTTGATAATTGCACTCTAGTAGCAGCTGTTATACTGTTAAAACTAGGATAATCTGCATAGGTGCATTTTGATATATCGAAGACGATATCACCAGTCTGATCAGACAAAACTCTAATGTTTTCTATGACTCCAGTGACATCTATAACCAATTTACCTTTATCACCCGCTTGCATTGGCAGACTTCCACTATCAATTACATAATTGACAGTTCTCGTGAGGTCTGCAGCTGCAGCAAGAGCAATGACTACTATGTCATCTCCTCCAGTTGGAGCGGTTGTGAATACGATCTTATCACCAGAGATATTATAATCTGATGCAGGATCTAAGAAAAGACCGTTTTTGGTTACAATAAGTTGTTGGTTATTATTGGGAGTATATGGTGCTCCCTGATCATTTAAAGAAAATGTAACCTCTGCACCATCTTGTGCAGGAGTTTTGCCTAATACGATATTACCGTATTGAATTGACTTCGAGGGAATCTCGTAATCTACCCCGACATTATAACTGCCAGGATCATTAAGCGTTACTAGATAATCTGCCATTATGTTACGCCTGGGATTACAAGAACATTTCCTTGAATGGGTCTAGTTTTATACGCATTAGGCGATGTTAAAACTAAATCATAAACATATCGTCCACCTTCTATGACATTAGTAGTTGTACTAGCTAATGCTACTTTTATTTGACCACTAACTCTATTAGGAAAAGTTACTATGAAAGCATTATATTTCGTGGCAGAAGGATGCTTTCTAATTTTAGCTTCTCCAGTATAACCAGTTAAATTTAAAGCAGACGAATTCTCGTTTTTAACCGTGAATGTTGCCTCA